TTGCGGATTCAATTGGTTTATTCTATTAGCAGCGCCTCCGAAGTCTGTGGTGCCACCAGCAAAACGTGGAATCGAGTAGTTTCTTGCGGACTGCATGGCAGTTTCAATTTTTGTATGTCGAGGAAGTGGTAAGGTAACATTTCGCCCATATGCCACAAATTTTGCTCCATTTGGTAGTGTGACGACCTCTTGATAACGAGTGCCAGATGCGTCGTTAATAGTTGCTAATCCACCGGTAAAGTTTTGAGTGCCTCGTGCAAACTTGCCACTGTTCAAAAGTCGTTGTACAGCGGGATCAATATCTGCACTAATCCTGAATGTTTTTGTGATGGTAGCATTGCCACCGAATGCAGCAACCGCATTAACACCAATTTGTGACGCTGATGAAACACCATCTGCGTTACCATTGAAAAACATCATAATCGGTACTTTGCTGTTAAACGATGTTATGCTACTTTTACCTGACTTAGATGCTCCATCAACGCTTCCCGAATTTCCTTGGAAGAAACGCATGAGAGGATTTGTAGCGTTGAAGCTGCCTATTTCTTCCTTTCCTTTTTCCGCATGATTTGTCACGCTGCTTGAATCGCCGGGAAACAGTTTTAATCCCGGCAATACCTCGTTATACTTAGCAATACTCGTTCCGCCTGAAGATGATTCATGTTTAACCTTACTTGCATCGGCAGGGAACAGTTTTAATCCCGGTAGAACTTCGTTGTATTTCTGAATGCTCCCTTTGGCTTCTTCTGTTTTTCCAAGCACATCAGTATTATTTGCTTTTAGCCCTTTTTCGTTGGGGTTCTTAAACAAATTATATTGATCAATTGCAACTCCAGCTTTTTCCAATTTTGTACGAGCATCGGAATCGTTCATCAACAGACTTTTGGTAGAGTTTGGAAGGCTGTTCCAAAGACCGTATTTAACAACCATATCGGCTAAGTCGGATTTGCCTTTGGTCTGCATAATAGCAGTTTTTTCTTCTATTGATAGGCCATTCCACTCTCCGGCTTTGATCATGGCCTGGACTAAGCCTGCAGAAGCCTTATCTTTAACGATTGCTTCTAGCTGGCCAAGAGTTAATCGATTCCAGTCATTTGCTTTATCAATAGCAGCTATCAAAGAGCTGGTATCGCCCTTTGCTACAGCCTTGATTTCTTTTGGTGTAAGTGTATTCCACAAATTTAGCTGATCAATAATATCAGCGATGTCTTGCTTGCCAAAAGAAACTAGGGTTGCATATTTCTGCGTATTTGGAAGCTTGTTCCAAACTCCCATGTCAAAAATGATGTCTTCAAGATCTTTCTTGCCTTTAGCATTGACAATCGCTTCTTGAACTTTTAAGTCGAGCTTCTGCCACTCGCCGGTTTGCTGAAGTGAAGATACTAATGGCACTGTTGCTTTATCCTTAACAATGGCTTCTTGCTGTTTCAAGGTGAGATTGTTCCAGTCTCCACTCTTGACTAAAGCATTTACTAAAGGCGTGTAATCGCCCTTCACAATTGCTTGCTGATCCTTAAGCGACAGACTATTCCAGGAAACAAACTTATCCATAATATCAGCAAGTTGCTCGCGTCCCTGAGTACAGATAATTGCATTCTTTTCGGGAACGCTCAATTTCTGCCATTGTTCAGATGATGCCAGCGCTTCGACAATCATTTGCTTGGCATTTGATGTAATCTTGGCGTACTTGAGGTCAAAGACAAGTTGCTTCCAACCTTTTTTAGTGCTGGCCGTATCTTTCAACACTTCAGGAAGATTTGTTTTAACTTTTCCTGTTTTGGTGTCAAATACAAGATTGTTCCAGTGGTCACCTGCCTGTTGCGCAGCTTTGCCAAATCCTTCAGTTGCCGCCGCAAAGTCGCGATTACTCTTGACGCCTTTCGCCATAGCATTTTCGTAACTATTCATCGCAGACTCTGCTTGCGATGCTGTCAGATGAAAGTCAGTTTGCAGTTCCGCTAGCATTTCGGAGCGAGACGTTCCCTGTGCTTTCATGGCTTGGATAGCACCGGCATAGAGGCTCTTCATCTTATTCTGGTGATCGCGTTCTAAACCTTCTAAAGCAACGTGACGCATGGTCGCATCATTATTGAATTCTTCATTAATTTTTGCTTGTTGCGACTTGTATGCACTGTTTTCTTTGTTAGCAGCGTTCCACATATCTTGATACTGCTCTAGGGCAGCACTCTTAGACATTCGTGTTCTCTCACCAAGGACAGCTTTGAGCACATTATTCTGTTGTGATCCAGAAATCTGTAGCGTCTTGACAGCCAGTGCGGCATTTTTACGACGGTAGTTATCCAACAGTTGATACTGGTCAGCCGTCATCTGTGCTCCGCTCTTGTTAAACGATGCAGTAATGGCTTGGGCCTTTTTGTTGTTGCTTTCCATCTCTTTGATTCGCTTAGCGTTAGCGGCTTTTTCCTTAGCGGCCTGCTTTTCAATGTTGTCTGCGGCTTCACCGCCGAGGCTTTTAGCCAATTTCTTTGCTGCTGTCTCAGACTGATCAGCGGCTTCTTTTGCGGCCTTCGTTAAATCATTGAACCCTTTAGAAATCGTCTTAGCATTCTGGGTGACTGTGTGGTTTGTATCATCAAAAGCACCAGAAATTTCCCCAGAGGCATCTTTCATTTTGGAAGCAGATCGGTCGGCATCGGCACCAATATCAGTACCCCATCGTGAAGTTCTGTCAGCAGACTCAAGAGCCTTTTTGCCCCACAATTCCCAGATGGCTACACCGGCACCGACGACTGCTGTCACGCCTAAAACAACTGGGACGATTGGCCCCAATGCCGCTAGCAAACCTGTTCCGCTCGCTGCGGCTCCGCCCATGGCCGCTCCCATTCCAGAAGCACCATCTGCTACCGCAGCCGCTGCAGGTGCAACCTTCAGTGCTTCAAAAGCTGTCTTACTAAACCCAGACTTGAGCACATCCATTGCAGTCCCGCCAATTTTTGCGGCTGCGGATGCTCTCCCAATGACTCCCGCAATTCCAGATATTCCTTTGCTCAAAGCAACAACCGGCTTAAGAGCTCCACCGATAAGAGAACTCACTGGCCCTACAACTGCCGCAAACGCTGCAAATTTGATAATGGTTTGTTGCGTACCGCTGTCCATTTTTGAAAAGGCATTGACAACATCGGTTGCTGTTTTGATAAGAGGAGTCAGCGTCGGTAGAAGTTTTTGACCTACTTCAATTCCTAAAACATGAATCGACTCTTGAAATCTCTTCAATTTGGCGGCATCCGTATTGTTTAACTGGTTAGCAATTTTGGCAGTTGTTCCGCTAGCATGCTCAGCTTCACTGGTATATTTGCGTAGCTCACCGCCACCTGCACTAATCAAGGCATTCATGCCGGCTTGCGCTTCAGTGCCAAAAGCCAACGCTACTGCAGAAGCACGTTGCTGGTCCGTCCACCCCTTAGTGTTATTCTTGATTTTGTCAAGAATCTCTGGAAGAGTTAGCGTTCCTTTTTTGAAATCAGCAACAGATATGCCTAATTCACTAAAGCCTTCAATGTTTTGCTTAGAAGGCTTCAACAGTCTTGTTAAAGCACCACGTAATGCTGTGCCAGCAACTGATCCTTCAATCCCTTTGTTGCTCATAATACCAATAGCAGCCGCTGTTTCTTCGAGTGAAATACCAGCAGCATGAGCAGAAGGGCCGACATATGTCATTGCCTCGCCCATATCTTGGAACCCTGCTGCAGTAGCGTTTGCAATATAGGTAAGAGCATCTGTAACGCGAGACGTGTTTTTAAGCATGCCCGTTGTTGATTCTGTCTTTAGACCAAATTGCTCCAAAACGGATGTAGAAACATGCATAACATCGTTGAAGTCATCGCCAGACGCTTTTGCCGCATTGAGAACTGCAGGCATTGCGCCTAAAGTTTGCGCAGCGGTATAGCCACGTTTGATCATTTCTGACATGCCATCGTTAATTGCAGCCGTGGAAACGCCATATTCAACCGACCACTTTTTAGATGCTGATGCTAGTTGATCAAGTTGCGCACGATACTTGGCAGTAATCGCACCCCCATTTGTTAGCAAGGGCCCCATCGCTTGAATTTGGCTGTTGAAATCAATAGCGGACTTAGCTGCTGCTACAAATCCAATGGCAATTGGAGCAGTTACTGCCTTGGTCATCGTTGATCCGAAACTAGTTAGCTTAGAGCTTGCCTTTTCAGTAACAGATGCAAACTTTGATGCACCGTTTGATACTTTAGTCCAGCCGTCACTTTGCAGCGCAATCTCTTTGCGTAAGGCCGCCATTCGATTTTCATTTTGAGCAGCAGCGGCAGCAGTCCGATTATACTGTGATGCAGCATTAGCTTGCAGCTTTGTAGCACGATTAATTTCTTCCTGCGATGCAGTCTCACTTTTATTAAGTTTTTCAACCGCTTTCGAATTTTCATCATACTGTTCTCGCTGTTTCTGAAGCTGAGCTTGGTAGTTCTTTGACTGGCGGCTCAATGTGTCATAGGTTGAACGCATGTTGTTGATAGACTTTTCAGAGCCCTTAAACGCAGCATCTTGAGCCCGCAACTCAGCGGCAGTTGCTTTAATTGAAGAATTCAAAACTCGCTGGCTTACTTGAAACGGATCAATGTTCAAACTAACAGTGGCCGCAATTTGTCCGAGATTTCCTAACATGTTTTACCTCCTTTCATAGAGCTAGAAAAGGAACGGAAAGGCCTTGTCGATCGTGGTCTCCCGTTCCTCGTAAATCTGGTTAAGTTTTTCAATATCGCGGAGCGTCATAGCATCAACGTCAGCTAATCGGTAGCCTTCAGAGAGCCTTGCTTTGTAGAAGTCGTCAAGGTTGCTAATGGCTTCTTTGACGTCCGCTTCGGTGATTTTTTTGCTGTGTCCTTCTTATCCTCTTCACCGTCGCTTAGAGAATCACCAATGGCATCATTGATTGAATCCAGCGATTTCAAAGAAATCGAAGAGCCATCAATAACATCATCGGTAGTAAACTGGTTTTTCCAGAAATCAACCGCAAATTTGGCTAAGTTTTTCTCGTTCTCATCGTAATCATCGTTTGAAGGGCCATCTTTACGGTTTAGCATGCGCAGCTGTTGTTGCTGCACTTTCAAGGCGTTCGTAGTATCACGTAATGTTGGCTCTCCATTTCGTGTGAACACGCACGTTTCACCTTTGATATTTAGTTTAATTTGATATGCCATGCTTAATCTCCTTAGGTATAAGCCGCCCGCTGTTCGCGTATTGTGCATTTATAAGGCGACGAGTTCATTGCTAAGCCACAGTTACAGTTGCGGTGGCAGTTTTACCACCATCGTCAGTTGTGACTGTTACGGTTGCAGACCCTGACTTTACACCAGCCACAGTTCCATCACTGGAAACGGTGGCAACTGTGGGATCTGACGTTTTGAAAGTAACTTGTTTATTTGCGGCATCAGCCGGATTAATTTGCACTTTCAACGCTGTAGATGCGCCAACCGCAAGATTAATCGAACTGTTCTCAAAGCTGACACCGACTACGCTTTTGGGGCAATAGTCGCGTCTTCAACAGTCTTAGGGAATACATAGCCGTGGAAGGTATCAAAATCGAATCCATCGTTGTCTTCACGACCAATCAATACAACATTGCCAGTGTCTTGGTCACCACGAGGAATAAATGAGCCTTCGATGCTGTCAGCACTTGGATCTGGTGTGCCGTCAACAGTCTTGGTATCAACGCCCGGAAGTGAGAACATTCCCTTGAGCATACCAACCCAAACGTATTTACCATTTGAGAGCTTTGTACGGAACAAAGTTGCGGCGTAATTAGGGCTAAGGTTCTTTGGATATACTTCAACCCCATTAACAACCTTAATGCCAAATAAATCAGACTTCATCTGTGAATCCACATCGTACATTTCGATTGTTTCGGTTGCTTCTGTGATACCACCAGAAAGAATCAAGTACGGGCCATCATCAGCGGACAGCGTCTTTTGCTCTGTTTTAATATCCAATTTCACACTAGATAAGCCTTGAATCTTTCGTGTGCTTGGTACAAAGTCGTCATCACCGACAACCCCGTATTCAAAGGCCGAAGCCCCAAATTTTGCTAACTTCTTATTAGTTGTAACAGCAGTATCTGCCATATTTAAAATCCTCCTTTAGGAAAATAAAA